AACCATTCCCAACGGAATGCGTGAGGGTCTGCTTGTAAATCCTTCTGAAAAGGGTAAGGATTGCGCAAAGTGTGATGATACCCTACGCGAGCCATGTACCTGCAATAGTCTCGAGCAGACCCAATGTAAAACTGACCTGTCTTGGTGTTTGTGGAGATGTAAGTAATCATACAAAAATACCCCCAGGGGTGACCTGAGGGTAGTATAACTAAGCCGATAGAGGGTAAACCCAATAATTCAGGTTCTATCCCAGTAGTTAACAGTCATCTCGACTTCTATTTCCTGTACGTCGGCGCTCTCGCGATCGACTTCAGCGGTAGTAATCGAAGTGAACTGACACTCGTAACAAACGTACTGGCCGCCGGTGGGGGCTGAACCCTCGCCGATGCAATCCTTAGGGGTGACGGTCACCGTGATAGGGTTGCAGTTGTACTTGAGCCAGAACTGCTCGAGCTGCTTGAAAATGGACGGATCGTAGGGAGCAGTCAGCGTAATGTTGTCTGCTGTACGAGGACCCACAACGTGGTAGATCCTGTTTCCTGTGCCGTTTGCGTAGGTGCTGCTGTCGGCTGAATCTTTAACGCCACTGAACTTAGTGAAGACAGCGGTCAGTGTAGGTCCACCGATAGCTGTGAAGCTCACTTCGTATTGGGCTTTAGTGATTGGTCTTAAAATGGCCATGATACACCTCCTTTATTTCCTTCCTAATCAGGACAGGATGTTGGTGATCATAGCTCCCGAACCGATCAGACCGGTGGCGCCAAGACCCACCAGGTTTACAACACGCTCAACAGTGATCTCAGCGCGAACAACGCGACGCTCACGGATGTAGTACTCAGGACGAACGGCAGGGGTGCCGGTCAGCTGGTAGGTGTAAGCGAAGGCAGGGGTAGCGGCGTTAGCACCACCAGCGGGCATAACGGAATCGCTAGGACCATTGGGGCTGTAGAACAGCAGAATTCCGTTCTCAGGGAACACAGGCTGCAGAGTGCCGTCGGTGGCCAGATAACGGCCCTCAGCCACGCGCAGACCGCGCTCGAGACCGAAGTAACGGGCCAGCAGGTCGGTGTCGATGCTGTCAGCGGTGGTGTACTTGATACGCTCAAGGATCGCCTGGCTGGTCAGCAGTTGGTCGAACACGGCGGTTCCAACAACCATTGAGTTGGGGCGGATGCCGATCTGGTTGGCGACTGAACGCTTCAGGGTCAGAACGTCTTCGATCGGGTTTGAGGTCAGTGAGGACCAAGCAGCAGGGCCAGTGGCAGAACCGTAGGCAGTGTTGAAGGTGGTCCAGGTGGTGAAGCCCAGACCGTCCTGAGAACCAGCGGCGGTGTTGGGCTCGTAGGGGTTATAGGTAGAGGTTACGGTGACAGCCTGAGAAACGGTGTACTCATAGGCGTTCATCAGGCGGCTCATGGCGTTGCGAGTTTCAATCGCACGCAGGTCTACCTGAGCGGGGCCTTCACCGGCGTTCTCGATGACTTCTTCGGGCAGTTCCCAAGCCACAACTTCCTGCTCCAGAGCATAAGGCTCTGAATCGTAACGTGATTGCACGTAAGGAATGTTGGTGCCGTATGCACGACGGAAGTCGTTGATGGCGAACTGCTCTTTGCCGAAGCGCAGAATGCGTCCAGCACGAGTCGGGGTGTCAACAACGGGGGCAATAAAGTTGGCGATATTTGTCGCCGGCAACATAAAACCTTGAGCCAGTGTAGTCAGAATAGGATCTACACCAGCATAGGTTTGCTGGAGGTTCATCATGGGAGGGAGTCTCCGAAATCTTTGTCTTCAAATGGTTGCAACCAGGGCTGGGACTTACACCGAAGATGCCCAGCCAAAGGTTAATTATCAGGCGAATGAAACCAGAACGAGCTTACGACCGCCGATGTCCACGCCTTCGCGAATCAGAGGGGTTGTTCCGTCCAGGCTAACAGCAGTGCCGGCAGCGGTGGCCTGACCCAGCAGGTTGACCTGCAGAGGGGTGTTCAGGGTGATGGCAGCAGAGGCAGGGTCTACTTCGATCAGCAGCAGGCCGCTGGTAGCAACGGTCATCTGGCGAGCGGTGTAAGGCTGAGCCAGAGCGGTAGGCATGTAAGCCTGGTTCACACCGGCGATAGTGGAAGGTGCAGTTGCGAAAGCATCGGGGGCAGCAGCCACGTTGGGGCCAGCTGAAACCAGATAGCTGACAACGCGCAGTTCGCCAACTTCTACAACACCGACGGCGGTGCCGGCAGCGGTAGCAGCGGGTGATCCGGCCTCAGCGTTGGTGGCAGCTTCCCAGGTCTCAGCGTAACGGATGTACTGTTTTCCGTAAATCGGAGCAGCATTTGTAGCCATGTTATGTCTCAGTAAAGGACTTCAAAGTTTGTGTTTGTTTGCTCTAGGACTGGTTTTGTCACCTAGTCGAAGTGACTGATTTTACCCGTCACCGGTATTCAATTTTGCAGCGACATCTGTCGTAACACTGACACCCTTTTCCGGGCATCGGCAACGAACCCATGGGTTGCCAACCTGCCTCACCGTAGTTGCGGCAGTCTGGGCAAACACGTTTGTCGTGGCGGTCGATTCTCCTCATTTCTTTATTTCCCAGTGCCCGGGCAACCATGAACTGACCGAGAGACACGAAAGCAAATGTTGATGAGGAAATGTAACGGGCGACCCGAGTTGCCAAAGAACCCCAGTCTTTCCCGTGTGCACGACCCTGTTGAGCTTCACGAACACCGTCCTCTTCGGGATTGATGTCACCAAGCTCGTCAGTCTCGAGATCAACAGCTCCAGGAATCACGCCATCTAGATCAGAGTCCGCGAAGTCAGCGGTTTGATCCCCGAGGCGCAGTTGTCCGGAGTCAATGTATTCCTTGGTCTCCGCCAAGAATTGCGTGAGCGGAGGGAGAAGATCGCCGACAATTATCGGCCATGCCTTCTCCAGATGCTCGTTGCTCTTTTGGTCCTCTGTGCCAATGATTACGGAAGCAAGTGCTGAGATGAGAGTTTTGTCCAAGAGTGATCTCTCGTACTCTTCCCACCTCATCAACTTGTCGCGAAACCCCTTGACCAGTGCAATAGACTCTTCCTTCATCCGGTTCTCGAGTGCAGGTTGCGAAGGGTATCGCTTCGCCAGAGTCTTTGCCTGCTGCATGTAATCAGATCTCCTCTTTGTTGCCATGGAGACCATTGAGAGGAGATCCATAACTTGCTCAGGAGAACATTGTTTTCTTCAGTGCCTCAACGTAGTCGAGACCGCCGTCAGATTCAGCAACCATCTTCAGGGCACGCTGGTGGGGATCCAGGTCCTCTTCGGCGTACTGGAACGAACCACCGGCAACCTCACCGAAGGAAACCATCGGGGGGAGTTTGCTGAGAAGGCCCAGCAACTTGGTGGCGGCAGTCTCACCTTCGGAGAACTCCAGAGTACCGAACTCAAGACCCTCACAGTAGGACTGAAGTTCAGACTGTGGCATGATTCCATCGGTCAGACGACCTTCCTCGTAGAGTGACTCCACGAAGTTGGAGATTTTGCCCTTGCGTTGAGAAATCTCTTTCTCCATGTACATGCGTTGAAGTTCCGCATGCTCCGCCTTGAGTTTCTTGAGTTCCTCGTACATTTGCTGAGGGAATCCGACGGCACGTGCCTGACCCATGGAACCCATGTTGTAGTCAGAACCGCAGAACTCTTCGGACTCGCTGTAACCGACGTCCTCACCATCTTCCTCACCCTCTTCGCCGTAAGTGGAACCGAAACCGGTCTTGGTGTAAGGGTTCTTTTTGCCTTCAGCGTGCTCTTCAGCAAACACACCACCTGACTTCTTGCTCACTTGAGCAGGGTCGGTCACGGTGTCCATAGCACCTGGTGTCAGTTGCTTTGCCTTGGACTTCTTGCCAGTGACACCTTCGGCGAAGGCGCCGTCGGGACCAACTTCCTCCGCAGGGTCTGTCACAGAGTCCTGAGCACCAGGAGTCAGTTGCTTGTTGGTTGCCTTCTTCTCGCCGCGCTCAGCGAAGGCACCGTCGGGACCAACAGTTTCAGCGGGATCGTCAATGGTGTCCATTCCACCGGGAGTCAGTTGCTTGGCCTTTGAAGGCTTGCCAGCACCCTCACCGTGGGCAGTCACACCCAGTTCTGAGGTCTCTTCGTCAGCCTCGGGCTCACCGAAGTTGGGAATGGATCCGCCTTTGGCACCCTTGCGGGCTTGGCTGGAGGTTTGACGAAGAACACGCATGTTCTTG